CCTTCACGAGTCGGTTTAATCTGCTCTGAGCTCCAGATGTAGGTAGTATCAGTTTGTGGTTGTAGGTTTTCTACTACATCTACCCACTGTTCTTGGGCGTCATCACGAATGAATGACATTCTAATTCCAGGCATTTGTAATCCTTTGAATAAAAAAAGAGGAGGCAGGATACTCCTGCCTCCTGAGATTGGTTGCTATTAGTTGACCATTGCAATCAAGCGAGTGATTGCTTCTTTGGTCGCTCCTTCGAACCCTGCCACTTCAAATCCAGTGGACTCAAGGTCACGAAGCAGTTCTTTCTTTGTAGGACCCTGTACCTTAGCTGACTTTGCTTTAGGCTGGGCTACATATACACCTTCCCGAACCAGCTTGGAACGTACTGACCGAACTGACTTCTCAATTGAAGATGCGATGTCCTCAACGGCAACACCGTTTTGGTAGTCTGAGATGATTTGAGCGGTCATCTCTGCGCTGTAGTTTACTTGTGCCATGTTTTTGGCTCCTTTCTGATTGTTATGAGTTATATTAGCAGAAAAGAGGGAAGAGAGCAAGTCTGAAATGAACTTATTTTTGCCTTTCGCTCTCATCGCCTACCCTTCCTTTCTCTTGATGAACTCATTATAATCAATCACACACTAGGAAGCAAGCAAAATGTGACTTTTGAACGTGAAAAAATATTTCACCGCCCACATCAACTTTTTACTTGACAATCGTCGAATTACTACTGGCGCTACGCGCCTGACTTTACTTTTTCTGGTCTGAGGTAGAAATTCACATTGACTTTCTACTTGACAATCGCATATCCACTCTGGCGCTGGAGCGCACTCTTAAGAGATCACATTAACAATGGTGGCCAAGTTCAAGTTGCGATCAATTCGCAACCGTAAAGCATTGATAATCTTAAATTGTGTGGATGAACATCACCAGCTAAAGCATTGTTTTTGTTGACAATGCGCCCGGGCCGAAGCTAAGTGTTTGAAATGATAGAGAAAAAGGCGAATTAAATGCCCTAACAGTCAGGGTCAAAGTCGTGCCATTCCTGCATTTCATCAGGTTGGCCGTCATCCTCCCAAGCGCATTCGTCACAGACGAGGATATCCCCGTCTGTTTCGTTTGCAATCCATTGGCAGTCGTCGCAACCCTCGCGACCAAGTGTATCCCATTTTTTAGGCATGAGCGCCCTCCTTTTTGACCTCAAACAATTCCCAAATCTGCGACTGAAAGTCACGCGGTGATTTGACGATGTGTAGCTTTTTCTTGCGGCGTAAAATCTTTTGCAAAATCTGCGCCTCAATCGTGGTGTCCTCGTAGGCTGTGTGTGCCTCAATAAAATCTGGAAGCTGTGCCTCGAATCTGTAGACATTCTGGGCAGTGGTTGACAAGAACCGACCAGACGCTGTGACAGGGGCTGTGTAGGCTTTGGGTGCGGAATTGGCCCAATTCCCCCAAATGTCCAACAGCTCGACCGAGTGCGTCAGGAAACGCTTGCCAACCATTGCCTCAGATGTGCCGCCCAATACGCGACAGTCAAAGCCCGCATTGTAGGCGCAAAGAATGATACGAAAACCTTGACGCTTCAGCCATGACAGATGAGCGTTGAACAGACGGCGACCAACAGCGAATGTCGTCACCTTGTGGACGCCATGACGTTGACGCTTGGCATAGCCCGCAATCTTGTTGATGTAATATGGCTTTTCTTTGCAAACCACGTCAAGGAAGTTTAGATCAGCCTTGCCGATAATCTCGCCGCGCTTGGTGATAGTGGTCCAACCAAAATCAAAGACAAGACCATTGCGGAATGATGTCTCTGTATCCATCACGACATAGGCATTTTTTTGAATAGTCATTTCAACCCTCGTTTGTTTCTATCCTCTATATATAATCATTCAAGCCCTAAAAATCAAGAGCCAATCCATCTTTTTTTCAAATAAAGTTAAAAGTGTTGCATTATTGCAACGGAAAAATCCTTTAAAAACAAGGGCTTGCAACTCGCCGCCGGGGCCCTGCTAAGTGCTTGATTTGATTAGCAAAAACGCGTTTTTATTATGCAGATATGCGGTGCTTAGTCTCGACCTTATTAAGTGTGTGTCCGAGGTTTGGGAATTTCTTGCCCGTGATTTGTTCCGCCTTAATAACAAAGCGCGCCGCTTTCTTGAGTCCTTTAGTGTCACAACATAGCATCCTTAAAATTTGAGTTTTGGAAAGTTTATAACGCAAGTGTGATTCAATCACGCGAATCAGTAAAAGCTTTTTTTGCATGTTTTGCCTTCCTTGTATATTGTTTGCGTGAGCGAACAACCTGCGGGCGTAATGCCCGCAGATTCCTCGCGATAGGATTGCGCGTTTTATTGCGCTTCGAGGTGTTTGATGAGTTCATTGATTGCCTCTTTTGTTGCCCCCATGAAACCATCAACGCCAAATGGGGCAATGGTCTCGAGGTGGTTGATGAGTTCCTTTTTTGTAGGTTCATCCTTTTTGCGGGAAGTCGTCTTTGGCTTGGCGACATAAACGCCCTCACGCACGAGCTTTGAGCGAACAGAACGCACGCTCTTGTCGATTGAGTCTGCGATCTCCGAGACGTCAACGCCAGCCTCGTATTGCTCGATGATTGTCGCGGTGAGCTCTGGGGTGTAGTTTTGTGCTTTCATTTTGCCTATCTCCTATAAAAGCGGTTTCGTTTTCTGTTACCCTTATAATATAGGTATTCAGGGGTAAAATTTCAAGGGGTGAGGTCAACTTTTTTTCATTTTCTTTTCCTTTAAAATCAATGAGTTAGAATTTTTTTTCGAGAAAAAAACTCAATAAAATCAATGGGTTACGGGCCGCCGCCGGGGGCTGGGTAAGTCGTTGCTTTTGTTAGGAAAAACCTGAATTTAAGGCATTAATCCAACAAAAGCAAAACCCCCAACCGCGACATTTACAAACAATAGAGCGCGGTCTTTCTTTTCCAGCGCATGAAAAATCCAGCAGATAGCGGCGACCAGTCCAACCAGCATTGCCGCATGGACTGGAACACCATTAGCGATAAACGCCATCTGTAGAATGACAAGAACAGACCCAACAATGCCAAACATTATAGACTCCTTACAACCAAATCTAAAACAGCTTCACGACCTTGATCTTTATTTGCCATGTCAATAATGTTCCAGCCTCCAAGATTGAACATTGCATCTTTTTTGTCTGTGAGGGCATCAAAATTCTCAACAGCCTTAGCGTCATTCGGTGAGTGTTTCCAGTACCGCAAAGGGTCATGTTCTCGCCGTGTTAAGAGTTCACGCTGTTTTGTTTCGTCAATAGACAACCAGAGCTTGATAAAATCAACCTCTAGATTGCTTTCCCATGGTAACACATTAACCATAAAATTTTCGTATTGACGCTGTGAACACCAGCCCATGACTGGTTGAAGCAATGCGCGAGAGTACCACGACCGATCATAGATAACAATCTGTCCTGCGTCTGGCATTAGTTCAGACCAGCCATTCAGCCAACCGCGCATCAGTTTTTTAGACGGCATGAATGACGGTTGCACGCGGTAGGTGTACGGTGGCAAAAATCTAGTTAGTTCTCGGACTGTGCCTGATTTACCCGCACCGTCTCGCCCCTCAAGAATGATAGCAACCTTGCGCCCCTCTTTGTGGATTTGCTCGGCTTTGCGATTCAGTTCTATATAGTTTTCTAACATTTTAAATCCTCTCTGCAATTTTCTCAGGATTGATTACAGCAATTCCAATCTTGCGAAGTGATGACCGAACAGATGCCGCATCATCAAACATCACCTTGGATGCCTTGCGGAATTGCTTCAGGTTAAAGAGTGAGCGAAGCTGTTTCGCTTTCAAAACTCCGTCAGGTTCCATATTACCTTTGGGGCGTGAAACAATTTTATCAGGGCAGATGCCTTCATTTTGCAAAAACTCAAAGTCTGCGTCAGTCATATTTCTGGCAGTGCAGACCATGACAAAATCGCCAGCACGTTGACGCTTGCGAACCTGATCAGCCAATGGCAGAACCTGATCCTGAAAAATCATTTCAGGCGTTGCCATCTCAAACCATTTATCCAGATCAAGAGTGCCGTCAGGCTTCACCATCTGGCGGTGGCTGGAATCAATGATCGTGCCATCCAGGTCAAAGATTGAGATGTTTTTAATCATGGAATCTCCTTTCATGTAATATATATAAGCGTTGCGACCCTTGATTGCAAGGGGCTGGAGTAGAAAAATTTTGCTTTTTTGCCCCCAAATGAGAAAAAATTTCCATGTTCTCGCGGCCTCCATTTGTTCACGTTTTGTTCTCGCTGGCGCGCCTATGCTAATTTATTCAATGTTTTCAATAGCTTACGAGCGGCGGCGGCCGGGCGACGGTTAAGTAATTGTTTTCGTTGGGAAAAACATGAAAAAAGCCGCCTCGTGGGCGGCTCCTTATTAGTATTCTGATCCTGGGGGAGGTAGGTGAGCAAAGTAGGCGTCACCATTCTTGTCTATAACCTCGTCCTCGTATGGTCCAACCATGCGGCGATAGAGTTCAAGCTTGCAACATTCCAGCGCGCCTATCATCTCGTTGCAGTGAGCATAGCGGATGCCATTCTCGACAAGATAGTTATCAATAAAACGCGAGACAAGATAGTTAAGATCGCCCGCATTTTGTGGCAAGAATTGATCCCCGATAGTGGTCAATTCATTGTTGATTTGACGGCGACGATCCTGTGGAATATAGGGCATTATGCAATCTCCTTGAGCATTTCTTTTTTAGTCGATTCAATACGCAGAGCCATTTTTGCTCCCTCAACCAAGTCCGATGTTGGCAACCAATGCCAGTTTGGAAAGTGAGTAAAGGCAACGTCAGAAATCTCATTGGGTGAGATTGTCTTGCATTTGCCAACAGCATAGACAGGCTTGCCAAAACCAAACGCCATGCCAATCTCAACCAACGCTCCGCGTTGTTCCTCGTTGAAGTCCTCACAGTAGAGCAGAACAAAGTCGCTGTCCCGCACGTCCTCATAGCAGAGTGTCCAGAGCTTGTCTTTCTGGTTCAAGACAAAGTCGCTGTCATTATCCAAATCAATCCAGCGAGCTTTCACAGGCATGCCGAGCGTGTCACGCAAGAATTGGAATTTTGTATTTTGCCAGACCTTGCCAGCTGTGTAGAATGTAGTCATTTAAGCCTCCTTATTGCTTATATATAATATATAGGTATTCCAAGGGTAAATGTCAAGGGGTGGAAAGAAAAAAAGTGAAAAAAGATTCCAATGTTTTCAATGGGTTGTAAAATAAATTATGTAATAAAAACAATGAGTTAGCAGTCGGCGCCCGGGAGCGAGCTAACCCTTTGATTTGAAAAGATAAAAGGGGAATTTAACCCCCAAATATCTCCTCAAAAGTTTGCCCAAAATCAAACCCGTTTTTGATTTCGCGTTCCATCTCTGCAATCTCTTCCGCAGACATTTCCTGCGTCATTGCGTCCATTTCCCGCTCAAGCATATCCAGATCAAAGTCGTCCATTATGATAACTCCCTATAATCAACGAGTGCGAAAAGAAAACCAAGAATGGTCCAGACGATAGTAAACAAGCCAACCGATGCCAAGCCCATCATGGCCCAGAAACCAATCTCTTGATGTGGCAGAACCGTCATCATATATCCAGCGATTGCGGATAATATAACTCCAGCAACAAACAAAACCCCGAAAGTGATCATCTTGAGCTTTGCAGCTTTGCGATAATTGATAAACATTCAAACCTCCTAAATCATCTTATGTATTTAATATAAGCTTTCAAGCAGTAAATGTCAAGCGCTAATCATAAAATAATTGATTATTTTGTGTCAAACGTTTGACGCTTAGTCGTTTAGTCAGTGTAATATTGTTGCGTAGGGGGCGGTTAGGAGGACATAATATTGCGCCGACCGCTTAGCCACCTTCACACGGCCCCGACCAGGGAATTTCTGAAAATCACTGTTAATTCTTGACATCCCTTAAAGGGAAGAGTAATATAGACTTAAGTTTTGTTATGACTTACAAGCCATTTCAAAAATTTTTTACAGGGAGAATTTCATGAAATGGGTCGTGTTTATAGTGATGATGACATCTCAAGGAGAAATGGATAAACTATATAATGATGTTACTGTTTGGGACGAGCTTAGTGTTTGTACTAAATTTGTCACTAGTCAGACTAACATTATAATTGAAAACATGGCTGCTAGTGGTCTTTTTAAAAATGATAACACCCTGTTAGGTATAGGGTGTTATAGTATGAGTTCTGAAGAAGAGGTTTTAATAGTTTTTTAATGGCTGAAAAATTTACTTATGGTCCCTTAGTTTATAATTGCTTTGGTGAAGATGACGACTCGGGTAATTACTGGTGGGCAGGCAACCCTCCGGTTGCATATGAAGAAGAAAGTGGACCTTATCGTATACCTATAGATGCCGACGGTAATCAGTGTTTACCAGGTGATTGCATACTTCATCCTAACTGTCGTGTAGAAGTGTTTGACGAGATTGAAGATTTTTCTTTTCCGTCTTTAGAATGGAGTAGAGAGTGGTTTGAAGATAACTTTTTAGAGGTTGATGATGCACTAATTTGTAGGTACATTCTAAGATGGATGAATAATGAGCATCAAAACTCTAAAAAGTGGAAGACTTTTCGTAGTCAATTCAATGATATTGAAAGCATGAGTAAGGCAATATGGCCAGACGTAATAACATAATTGAGGCTTTAGTAGACCACCTCGGCTCCAACACTGACGTGTTGCCGGCAAATGTCTTTAGGCGTTATAAATACCTAGACGATGTGAATGACTTTCCTACTATTACTTTTGTTCCACGTCAGGAAAATCGTGATCACTATGGTGATGGTCGTAAACTTGCTGTGCTAGCTGTAGACCTGAGAGTCTATGTATATGACGGAGACACTGAAGATATAGCTGATGAGTGTGAACGACTGGCAGATCAGGTTGAAGCAGCTATAGACACATTCGCTGCAACCTACACGCAGTATGAGGTTGAAGAGGCGAGAGTCACCACTCTTACCACAGATGATGGACTTATGACACCTTATGGAATAGCTGATTTACAGCTGTCAATTTTATATGATGTGGAGATTACTACATGAAAAATAATACAACGGCAGTTACTACCACTGTTGATGCGCTTAACCGCAGCTTAGAGGCTCCGCCTCTTGACCCGGTTATGCTGGCGCTCGCTAACGACTACTTATCCGGTAAAGGAATAGGCGAAATATCCGAAGAGTATGGCATCTCCGAAGATCGGGTGACATCTGTGATTGAGAAAAAAGAGGTGAAGAACTACATTGATTCAGTGTTCGCCACGCAAGGATACCTCAATCGTATCAAGCGCATCAACCTCATCAATTCAGTGATTGACCAAAAAATACAAGAAGCGGTGGAAAC